AAAATGGAAACTACAATAGAAAAATGGAAAAAATTGACAACCTTTATTTCAATCAATTTGTTTCAGCGTGGCAAAGAACAAAATAACAAACGATTCTCTGCTCCCAAACCAACCGACTTCCAGCCTTTCCTTCCGACTTTCCCTCGGATTTCCAAGAAGACCAAGATGGCAGCAGCGACGCTGATGCCCCACGTGGACATGGACGCAGCCCCGACGTTGGCGCTGCAGTTTGACCCTTTCTTTCTGGCTATGGAGTCAGGTAAGATTCAATGGGGCGATTTGATGGCGGGTGACAGGCTGATGGCTGTCGGCGCCAAGACGGACGAGTACGATGATCGTATCGTCGAGTGGTGGACAGATGAGTACAAGACGGCTGAGCGTCTTGCGGACTTTGAGGTTCCGGATCTGACGCTGCGTGACCACATTGTGGAGCACTTTCCTGTTGTGCTCCAAGCGCTGCCTGCGTCGGACGACGGGCGTGAGCGCTTTGTCATCAAGTTTGATGACCGTGTGGATGAGTGGGCGGATGCGTATGCTGAGTCGAACGACGAGCACGCAGAGTACGCGGATTGGGTGCAGACGCGCCTGGTCTTTGCGCTCCGTCAGTACTCGCACAAGTACCGCATCGAGTCGGCGGGCGGCGCGGACCATGTGGCGATCTTTGCGATGGCACATCCGTCGGCGGCGGCTCGTCGCGCGCGTGCGGCGATTCCCACGCTGCGTGGCTTTCCTGTGTCATGGGACCGTGATCCCGCCGATCACTCGCGCCACCTTATCAAGCTCCACACCAAGCGCGTAACGGATGAGTGCTGGGACCTTGACAAGATGGCGAATGACATTGTGGATGCGCTCGTTGAGTGCAAGGACTGTACGATCGCGCCGGCTGCAGATGGCTCGACGTACTTGATGGTCGTGACGATTCCGACGGCTGAGGCTCCTGCTGCTGCTGCGCCTCGCCCTGTTGCTGCTGCGCCTCGCCCTGCTCCTGCTCCTGTTGCTGCTGCGCCTGCGCCTGCTATGGGCGGCGCTGGCGGTCCGTCTCGCTCTCGTGCTCTGGATGTCATGCGTGCGAATCGTCTTGCGTGGGATCGCGATCGCCGCGACAGTCGCGTTCATCGCATCAAGCACCGCAGCCGTGACCAGGAGCCTCGCATCCTGGCGGAGCTTGCACGCTGCTGTGACTGCTCGGTCGACCCGACTCCCCGTGATCCCGAGTACATGTGTGTGCTGACTCTGCATTAAAAAACCCAAAACCCAATAAAAACGCACAAAACCAAAAACCAAACACAGAAAAAAACAAAAAATATTTTTCATTAAAAATTGACAAAATATTTTTAAGTTGATTGAAGTTCATTCAGTGTCTGACAATAGAATAGAATGACAAAATTCACCGCAGAAGATCTTATGTTTGATGATCGGACAGCAGCTGGTATTGCGTCTGTCCTTGTTGCAATTACATTAGTTCTAATGTTTATGGGTTGGATTTCACAGCATGGGCAGGTCTAAACATTCATGTATAAAGAAACTACAAAGATGCCCTTTCTTTGTACAAAAATCAACCCAGATGATCTGAGACAGATCAACATGTATATGGTGAGCCGTGTTCCACACAATAAACTCAACCCACATCCACTTTTTGACGATGTCATGACAGCTCAAGTATTGATTGATACAGATAACCCGAAAGTAATGGTTTTTGTGTCGCGGCGTGGATTATTTTTTGAACGTCGTCACGACGACGAAACAGTTGAAACAACTATTCACCGCATGTTTGAATCCAAAGAACAAGCGGGGATTGTTACACCGTTTGTCGTGGATGCAGATGATCCTACAGTAGTGGATAAACTGTTTGTGCGGTTTCAAGAATCGTATGGTGCTAAACTCGCGCATCAAATCGATCACCATATTTACATGTACGATGGTAAAAAGCTAATGCTTGTTAAATTCTCACCATCCGTTCTAAGATTTACAATGGCACCATCCGGCGGCACCTTAAAAACAACCTACAAAGGCAGTACTTCATCACTCAAACAAATTCCGACTCTTCACAAATTTGTAACAAGCTCAGATGTCGAAGAAGGCAACCCTGCTGTATTTGCAACACAATACGGTGATGGAAGTCTACCTATTGTTCAGCGTATTCATTATGATATTTTACGTGAAGTAATTGCGCGACCCAATCTTGGAATTTTTATTGGACCCGTGGCTGTTTGGGATGCATAGCTTTATTTTTTAGATTCAGCCGCTTTTAATTGTGGTTTTACAATTGTATCTACCAACACAGTCCCAACAACGACCGATGCGTCGTGCTGCGACTTTGTACCACGTTCAACACGTTCATATTGATCAATGAGTGTTGACATAATTTCGCGATTGTATGTGCGTGTCAATACCATTTCAAATAATTTCGGAAATTCCTTTTGGTAATCTGCAAATTGCGATGATACTTGAGCGGGCGTTTGTGTCTGAAGGGCTAATTCAACATCTTGAATCATCCGACGTACACGAACACTGCGTTTTTCTTGATCTGATGACATTTCTTTGGCTCTCTGTTTTTCATACACTATAATTCCGCATTAAATAGTAGAATGCCTTCAAGCTGCAGCCGCCGCCGCCGCCGCCGAACACACCGCCGCCAAACTCAACGTGGTGGAAATCTAAGTGAAATACTTCCCGTCACAACTTGGGGTCAATGGGCATCTTATCCGGGTGCTCTTGCATGGTCCGCGTCCTCACAAGCACCTGCGCCACTTGCGAATGGAGGATTGTACAGCAATCCACAATCAACAGGAGGATGGGCATCTCAGCCCTTCCCAGCTACACAATATGCAATGTCAGTTGAAGCAGCTCGCACTTCAGGAATTCCCGACGTATTTTATCACCAACGTCCAGCTGACAACACTGGTGCTGATTTCTCGCCGTTTGTGGGAACACCTGTTACATCACAACATTACAGTGCAACAGCGGGACCAACATTACAAAAAGGCGGGCGGCGTCGGCGCTCCATGAAAAATCGCCGTCATAAAAGAGATCGACATGTCTTCAACAGCTGGACGTCGCCAAATAGTTTTTGATTCACGTCTTCCAGTTGGAGAAAACACATCCACAAATGATGCAACACATCCGCGTAATATTGTATTACTGGCTGCAAATACAGAAGCACAAGCCGGTGCAGATCAACGCTACGATATAAATCCGCCTCCGCGTGTTGAAGGATTTATATCTTATTTTTCTGAAAAAGTTCCTCGACTGCCTTTTTATGTTAATGTATTTATATTGTGCTTGCTTTTGGTAGCTGTGCTAAACATTTCACAACAAGTTGTAAAGATTGTGATGTCTGTTGGTATTATTTTTGTACTGCATGTGGTGATTGATCAATTTGGACAGCGGTTTCGCAACTAGAGCGATAAAAACCGCACAGTATATAATTTGTCTGCGTGTGACATTTGGAATTTCATTGCTTCCAAACGTGACTCTTGTAAATACATGCGATTGTTAATGCGTAGTACTGGAGGTATTTGTACTTCCTGTAAATCAAACCGGATTCCAAATGAAGCATAATACGCAATCAAACGGACTAAATGTTCAGCTGAAATGGCTCCAATACTAATTGGTGGTGGGTACCAGGCTTTCAGAATTTCCGTCATAATAATCAACAGGGCTTCAAACATACCATGTACATCCACTGTATCCAATTCTAACTGTACACTGTTGGGTGCGCCGGGTGATGTACGTAGCAGTTCACGCACGAATCCTTGCAGTGTTCCTGCGCCTGAGCTCATTTATGTTGCACACATTCTTCAATTTGTGTGCTTTTCCGCAGGTGCAGATAATGAAAAATATTTTAATGGTTTTTTGTGAGTTTTTTGGTTTTTTTGGTTTTTACTCATCATCTGCTGCAAGAACATGCTGTGACTCCAACAGCGCGTCATCTGCGACCATATCAGCAGCGTCCAACAAATCATCACTCAGCTCTGGCGGCGCAGCAGCAAGCATATCATCAAGACGGTGCAGAGTCTCATCCGTGTCAGCTGCGGTCGAGCAAGCCAGTCCTGGATGAATCTCAAGGATCGCGCGGCGCTTTGTTGCGTGAATGCGCATCATGACACGATCAACATTGCGATCATCTCCATTCGCCATCAAGAAGTGGTGAACCGTGACGGTTCGTTTCTGTCCCATGCGGTACGCACGAGCAACGGCTTGGTCCACAACAGCCGGATTCCAGTGAGACGAGAGAAACACGACGCGGCTGCAGTGCTGAAGATTCAATCCAGCACCACCGGCTACAATCTGAACCACAATGCACACAGGGCTGGTTGCTGCTGCATCGCGACTCTGCGTCACACACGCGCTGCGATCAAACTCTGACATACCACCACGAATCATAAAGGTCTTGTACCCAGCTGCTTCTGCAATCACCTTCGCCCGCTCCAACTCTTGGCGGAAATTGCAAAACACGATCGTGGACTCGCGCTCGGTTGTATTCATGAATGAGGTGAAGATGTCCATCTTGCTCGCAGTGCCCGTCCACTCTGTGCGACTGTAACGGTCGCCAAATTTGCGCTTCATAGCGTCCACGTAAATCGCAGGATGCGCAAGAAACTGGCGGATGCGCAGGTACAGCTCCAGAATAATCATTGTCTTAGCATGACGCTCCACCGCCAGATTGAAACGCCCCACCAGGGACTTGAACGTCTGAGCTTCATCCGAGTCAGTGGGCATGACAATGGAATGAATGGTGTGCGTCGGTTTCGCAGGCGGTAACATGGCAGCAACAGACTCGCCTGCAGTATCAATCGTGTAGCGCGATATAAGCACAGATGCAATCTCTGCCGAGTTCAGAACACGGGCTTCGACGCGATCCATGCCCAGAAAAGTACACAGATTAATAAAGTCCCGCTTACTGTTTTGGACGGGTGTTCCTGACAAAATCCAGCGGCACGGGATCGGCAGCGTGTTCAGATTCTTGTATGTTTGATTCGCTGCACCGTTCCGTAGAATGTGACCCTCGTCACATATAAGCCGATCAAAGGGTCCGCGGGTAAGCAGTGCAGCCGCTTGATTCGCTGCGCGAATATAGGTCCCCAGGGTAACGCGAATTCCAGGACGAGCATCCTCCATATGGACGGGTCGAAACCGCTCCTCTGGAACAGCAGTAAGGGGAGCAGAAATCAGTACATCAAACGCAATCCGCGCAGTGTACAATGCATCCTCCCATTGCGATTGAAGAACAGGCGGAACCAGGATCAGTGTGTGCGAAGGCGCTGTGTTAAGAATGTGCCCAATCGAGGTCCAGGTCTTGCCCAGACCCATCTCATGCGCCAGAATTCCGCCACGCGTATGCTTTGCGTCGACCGCCTCACGGCGCGCCATCCAGTTTATTGACTCCAGTTGATGAGGATGATAGACGAAGCCCTCAATGGGCGTAATAAGAGATGCCATTGACACCAAAAGGAAAGTCAGAAAAGAAGTCAGGAAAGAGGAAAGTCAGTAAGTTCAGTTTCAGATTGTTGGGGACACAATCAAAAAATGATATGTAAATTGCATTCTTCAATTTTTTTCCAAATCCCTAATCAGCTCCTACCGGTGAAACAAATTCCAGTCTACACGCCTTAGTTTTTACCCAATTCTCAATAGCATTACGACACTCATCCAATGACTCCTTTGTCTTCTTCTTCACCACAATATTGTACTTTTCAATGAATTCCTTCATACCTGCGTATGTATCCAAAACTTGGAAACAATTAACAGGCGGAATTTCATCTGCATTTGTACGATCCATTTCCGTCCAGGAAATTTGTGTATGTGTGTGAATCTTATACATCAAGCGCAAATTATGCGGAATCAACTCTTCAAGTGTCTTGGGACGTTCGTATTCTGGACGACCTACAATGCAACACTTTGTCAAATGACCCACCTGAAAACAACGACGACAAGCCTGCATGGTTGTCAAAAGGGGACAACCATCACTACCGTGAATTACACGCTTCCCCAGCTGTTCGCAAAAGCAACACATAGATGAGCCATCCCGACCTGCGAAACAGCGCTTACAACTCATATTGAAAACGAAAAGGAAAAGGAAAAGGAAAAGGAGACAGACCGAAAGACACAATTTAATCACAGCCTAAAAAATATATAATTGAACACATCAATTTTTTTTGAAAATATAAAGTAAGAGATATAATGGAACTAGATTCATACGGAATTTATTTTTATTTCACAGGTCCTGTGCGGGCTATACCCATTGATAGTATTCAAAAAGTTTCAATTGGTGTAAATAAAATTAAGACAAATAAAGGAGAAATTGTGATTCAAACAAAATTAGGTGAAGGTACATATGGAAAAACGTATGCAACCACAACTGGAACTGCAGTTAAAGTCATTCAACTGCGAAATACAGAAGACCTATACAATACACTGGGTGAAGCAATTATGAATATTCTTTTGTATGAAGGCACAGAATTCGAAAAAGATGGACCATATGTTCCCCGTGTGTTTGAATTTGGAGTAACAAGTGATCTGAAAAGTGCAGTTATTCACTACGAACGCATGCACGGGACATTGTTTGATTATATACAGTCGAAAACATCGAGTGAAAATGATACGATCGTCCCACAAACCATTTTAAAACTTTTGAATACTTGCGAATTCTTACAAAAGCGATTTCAATTCAATCATCGTGATTTCAAAAGTGATAACATTATGTATGTTATGAAAAAGGGAAACCCCGTGTGGCGAATTATTGATTTGGGAGCAGCATGCATGACATGGAACGGATTCCGAATTTCATCCGATTTAGTATTTACGTCCTCGCGACCATGTGTCCATACAGGGCGCGATATGACATTTTTAATCACGGAGCTTGTGTTGGATGTACCGTTAAGTGTACAACTTAAATCTTTGCTTCGTACACTTATTACTATTCCAATCCATGGAAATGAATGTATATTGAATTCTATGGATTGTGAAGACTATAAAAAATGGGAAAATATTTATGATTTACTTAATGACTCGAATGTATTAAATCCAAATTATGCGCTTATTCGTTCGACACTGATTCAGTTCTTGAAAAAATCGTCTCAAAATCAAAAATTGAAACGGTCCTTCTGGAATTTTACGTTTCGTAAGCCGAAACATGAGCGCCGACGCACACGCCGCAACTGATCTAAATACTATATTTTACAAAGTCAATGCAGCTCAGCATTTTGAATTTCCGCATTCCAACTGTGACACATACACAAATGATCAATTAGCAGCGCTTTATTTCAAACAATCCGGTTATGGTGAGTTTTGTGCTCGTGCAATTGCTGCTGTTTGTGGCGGTGGTAGTGGTGGTAGTAGAGGAGCAGTGGATTTGACAATTCTTCAACATAATTCGCAATTTGTCAATTATGTAGCAGCATGGATGCGTTTGAAATTTGTGGCTGAACAAGTGGATCCTGTACGCTACAGCAGGTATTTTGAACGTTTGCCAATTCCTGCAAATAAAACACCAAAACTTCCCGCGGAACTTTTAGATCTTTACAAAGCTGATTCCACCGAATTCTACTCGTTTGTTGATTCACTGGCAAATAAAATTCAGATGCAGTGGATTAAAATGATGATGGGTTGGGATGGACATTCTGGAACCGAAAATATGTGTGAATGTATAAATACTGAATTTCAAACAATTCGTTCAGATATTCCTCATTGTGACCCTTATGAACTCCCAATTCGTCTATTCCTAGAATTTCAACAAAATCTACGTCGCATTCTTGTGCCAGTGCCTGTGCCTGCGCCTTGTAATAGGTCGTCGTGAGAGCCTTCGCTGCCGCCGACTGCGACTTTTACGTCTGCCCCCTTCACCAATCCAATCCATTACCTTTATGAATTCAAATGCAGCCGGATCGGGGGCTGAAACACGTAAAAATCCAAAACCTTCAATCACATTGACCTGTGTAAATTTATATTTTTTTTGAAATTCATACATTGTAAAATCTGGAAAATGTTTATCTCGATTTGCTCCGCCTGTTCCTACAATAAATTGATGAAGTATAACACCAGGATGTGTGTTTGATTCAATTGTTGCGTGTTGATAATGATGTGTATCAGCACATAAAATTGCAATTGGCGGGCGCGAAAATTGTACATCTAAAAATGGATCGGCGTTGACTAATTCACCTGTTCCTTTCAATCTCGCTGTAAAATACGGCTCATGTTGTACAACAAAATATTCATGACCGGCTGGTAAACTTGAAACTTGCGTGCGAAACCAGTCCAACATTTCATCATAGTCTACACTTGATTTTTCTTTGTCAATTATTATATTTGTATCCAATACAAATATGTGAATATTCTCATTGTCTGCAAAATCATAACGATCATATGTTTTTGAAACCTTAAAATATTCTTTCTCTTTAGCAATTAGTTCAACATTGTGATTTCCAAACGCGGGAATAATTGGTTTGCCAATACTTTTGTATAAGTTCATGCCTTCTTCAAATACTTCGAACTCGTGCTTTTTTTTAGCTTTGCTGCCATTTGGATTTGGTTTTGTTGGTTTTGGATACACATTATCCCCACCCAAAACAACAAATTGAATCTCGTCTTTTATGGAATTAATCGCGGCTGCAACAGTATCACGCGGCGGTGATGCATCGCCCTCCGTACCGGGCTGATTCCAACATCCAACAAAAACAAATGGAAATAAGTTTGGAAGAACGGCTGCTGGTGCTGGTAGTGGAAGTGGAAGTGGTAGTGGTAGTGGTAGTGGTGCAGCGGCTGCCATATTACTCTACCTTAACATGAGAATAAACGGCTTCCCATGTCAGTAAATCATCATTATCAACATCGTCCTGAAAATATTCATGAATAAATCGGCGTGTCAAACACGTCTGGTATTTGACCATATTAATAATATCAATCCATGGTTTTGCACGGATTAATTCATCTTGCGTAAACTGGCAGTAATACAATAAACAATTCCACGGATAGTTTTGCGGTTGCGCAAATATATCCGTTTTTGACAACGATTTATAATATTCTTTTTGTGACGGGCAATCCATACTTATGATTTATACTATATGGTGATTAACGAGCCGTATCAATTTTTAATTTGTCACGACCCCATTCAACTGTCCGTTTAATTTTCGCAGCCGACATGGGCGTGCGATACAGACGGAAATCAAAAAGTGCGCCATGGAATCGTTCATCTGCATCCTGATATTGCGATGTAACTCCCTCCCAATTGGAACGACCAATATAATTGTTTGTTGTATAGGATTGGAGTGGCATGTGCCCATCCAGTTCTTCAAACACTTTGACTCCATCCACATAAATGTGCCATGTGGGGCGGAAACTGGATGCGTCAGTTGTGGTCGCACACAAATGGACCCATCGTTTTACAGGAATACAGTTGAGCACACGAATCTGCATTTTACGTTGTTGTGTGTCCCAAATTTCAAACAATAAATTTGCTTTTGGATCAGTCTCTGGTGCAGTTTCATCCTCAGGATATGTTGAATCTATTGGTTCAGGACCTGGACATGACCATGTATCCACATCGGTGTCACTTGTTTGTAAAAACGTCTGGGGTGACACTTCGCGGGGCGCACGGGCTTGGCATACGGCTGCACCTGGTGGCGGCTGAGCAAACATTTTTCCAAATGCATCCTTTGAATTTCCACGACCCTCAATTCCAAACAACACATTATCTTTACCAGCACCATTTCCAAAATCAAATATACGGGCATTATTTGTAAATTCTTCAAAATATACCCATACACTGACAGCGCGTAATTGCCGTAGCTGGATTTTGGAATCAAATTCCAAGCGCGGTGTTTCGCCGATCTTCAAGTATTGCTCGCCGCCTGCAGTCGCGGCTTCGCCGTCGGTGGTTGTGAATTTATTCAGCTCCATACCTTTTGTTTTCGGCGGATTGGGTATGGATTCATCCACATGAGCCTCGCCTGCAATGCGGATCTGTGCATTTTCTGCATAATCCAACATGTCGTCAATCCAGCGATACCAAACCATTACACCCTCATAAAACCACAGCAGATCTGCAATATGTGGCGGTGGTGAATTATCTGGAATTTCAACACCTTGCTTGAATCGTGTCAGTCCTGCTGGAACAACACGGGCTTCCCAACGATCGTTTGGGGCTTGCGCAACTTTTAAAATTCGTCCATAATCTTCCCGCCCGTCAGTATTGACATCACGAAAATAATCATCGCGACTAAATCGCATGCCTGAACGCTGGGATTCTGTACGATATGTCATGGAATCGAGTCCTTCCTGCCCTGCAAGCGCACACACCAAGACACGAGAGTCGGGATCGTCTTCTTTCTCCACAACACGACAGAAATCACCTTTATATCCAAGGCGCTGTAAATCCACATATCCTTCAAAATATCGTGTATTTCGTACCCAGCTATCGCCCTCCCGTTTTTGCCCCGGAACTATATCAAATCGGCGTGGAAAAAAGCGCCCGAAGTATTCGGGCACAACACCATCCGTAAATCCTTCACGAAATGCTTTATCGCGCATCCATTCCCATCCAACAATCAAAAGTAGCAACACAATGGCTGCATAAATCAATATATCCCATGTCAATGACAGCATGACTGGCTTCCCTTCTTTCCCTTGCGGTTATTTCGCGGGTTCTTAAAACGCTATCTTAGTAAATAGTGTTTTAAGTATGTGCGACTTTGAAGGTGAATTTTTGCACGATTTAGAATCATTTATTCGGAATCCAATACAACTTGAACCCATTGAAATCTGGTCTCCGCGGCAAACAGCAGCACCTGAACGACATTTTATGTTGGGTAAATTGGCTAACAAATCGGTTGACTCGCAAGTATACATGCTTCGCGATAATTATGCATTTCAAGATATTGAATCGATCTTACATATTTCATTTCATGCAGTTGATTATGCAGAATGTGGGACTGGGACTACCATTCATCCAGTGAAAGAACAAGTCTGGTTATTTGGATATAAATGGCTTGAAAAATACTTGGCGTTTATTGCCAAACCTGGAGCCATGAAAAAGGAGTTTTACCGCCAGCACAATGACAGATTCTTGGAATTAATTGGATCATTTTTAGTGTATAATATAAATGAACGTGTTACGTTTTATGATGCATTGCGGTTTTGGACTCCACAACACATGTTACTCAGCCGCGAACCGGGTATTATTAGAAAGCCCGTCGTTACTATCGCCGCTGCTGCCGCCGTGTCCACTGCCGTCGCTTCACCGCCAACCGAGACAAACGTCGTGACAAACGTTGCTGGTGTCGTGGATCGTCCCAACCCAATCCCACCATTGGGATCAACGGATCATTCCGCCGTGTCTTCTGAATCCGGTGATAACCACCATCCTGAGTCTGGTTCTGGCGGCGGTCGTCGGCGCCTGAACCTAATTCGACTTTACGATTCCGTGGGACGCACAAAAACCCGCAGGGTTTATAATTCAACTCACTCCCCTGCCATCGATAATCGTGGCTGGATAAATCAGGATTGAAAATAGGTTTGCCCACTGCATCCACTGTATATGTCTTATTCGATCCAGGTTTGCCTCCCCACATACCGTCTTTCAGCTGCGGTTCAAAATGGAAATCAACACCATCATGTACCATGAAGGCAATCTTGCTGCTACCCGCTGGACATTTACCGTAAAATGTTGTTTTGGAAATATCTGGATTATCCTGAATGACTAATTTTTCCACAACTGGACATTTCCGCCGTTCTTCTGCATTGAGTTCAAATCGTCCACCAAACCGCGCACCGGGTTGATGAAAATTAGCGCGACACGACGACGTATTATTTTTACTATCTTTGCACTTCTGGATTATTTTTGAATCCATTGCCATCATTGCAGCGGAATAGCAATTGTGGGATCGCCGAACTTCCAGCGGATCATCGTACCTCTTCAAATCTTCATATGACGGTTCAAATCCAGTTAGCGGCGGTTTTGGACACGATGTTAAATGTTTTTGACAGAATGCAGAATTTCCAACAGCTTCATGTGGGCATCCTTTCCCATCTTCGCCGTAGCATTGGCACTTGGCGTTTGGTTTTGGTGGCAAGTCTGCTCCGCCACGTTGTTGATTTCTGCGCCTGCGGCGTCGGCTGCGGTGGGTTGACACCATCTTAGATTGGGTTGCGATTTTTTTTGGCAATAATATGCTCTAATTCTGTTTCTATTTGGGCGCAATTAATTTGCCAATCATTACTTGCCGTGTCAACGAAAAATATTGTCCATAGTAGATTAGGACGATGAAAATTTGTCCATATATGATTTGTCTGCATATACCCGCAGCTGAACGAATGGATTATGAATGCAGTGATAGGATTTTAGTTGCTTCCAATTTATTTCACGACTTTAAAATGGGAATTTGGCAATCACGATTAATTCATATTCAAAACACAAACAATGAATCAATTGCAGGATTTATTTTCAATTTACACCCTGAACCCAATGTAATTTATATACCTTCATGGATGTATCGTATGCTAAGTGCTTATGAAGCACTTAGATTGGTCGAATTGAAAACAGTTGAATGTGATCGCATTATGTTTGAGCCAAATACGAAGGAATTTAATGAAACCGAAAATTGGAATGAACAACTTACCCTGCACATTTCCAGATATATTACACTTATGCCAAAATCGCAAATTTATATACAATTTAATGGAAATATGTATCCAATTCGCATTAATGAATTGTTTCCCAAATCAGATTGTGTGGCATACAAAATCAAAAAAAATTCTATTTGTGACGTATTTATATCTACGCCTACAATTATGCATGAAGAAGACATCCCCGATATTCCATTTTTAGTCTTTCCAAAAAAGAAAAAACGGACAATTTTACCATTTAGTGGTCGTGGAATTGTTTTGGGTGGTAATGCGCCACCCAAAAATCAGTCTCCTTCACAAATGAGTTATGAAGCCATATTACGTCGCCTTGGGCGACGCCGATAAAATTGAAACAACCTGCTTGTTTCAATTGTTAGATTATACAATTAATACACACAATGCGCATTCTTCCTCTTATGTACCTTGAAACACTGGATGATGCAGACATTGCGCGTCATTCCTGTAGTGATCGTATTTGGATGCATCAAACGCAATTTCAAAACTGGATAAGCAATGACGCAGGTGTTGTAACTTTAATTGAACTCAGCAATAGAGTTGAACAATCTGTAATTGGATGTGTGTATGGTGTTCATCATGGTGATCCTGAAATTCTGTATGTCCCACAATGGATGTATGATATGATTGATTTTGATCCAGATGATATTGAGCTAGAGCGTGTAACACCCTCCATGTGTACTGGGATTGTACTACAACCACATACGTCTGATCACATTCATGCAGTGGATCCACAGGAATTTCTACGTGATGGATTTGAACAATATTCGGTGCTTACACCAGGGCAAACGCTCGATTTGTGGGTTGGTGAAGACGGAGGGAAACGCCGTATTACATGTACAGTTCTTCGTTTGCTACCCGTCAATGAAACACTCGCTATTCGTAATTGTGAAATGACACTGGAACTTATGGTGCCACTGGATACACCGATTCCTCCAGTGCCTGTCGCTGCAGTTGCTGCTCCAGAACCTGAACCTGAAGTGGTTCCACCATACGTTGGCGTCGAAGAAGATCCTGTATTACGACGCCAACGTATGGCAGAAGCAGCACGCGCTCGACTTCTAATGAGCCAATTAGCCGCTCCTTGATCTGAATCTATTAAAAATAACTATTAATGAATGTTTATTTTTCATAAAAAGATGTGATGACAGAATCACCTATGTATATTTCCGAAACCCTTCAAATGTCAAAATATTCGATGATGGTGTTGAAAATTTATGAAAATGCGACGACGATGAAAACACATTTGTTTCTGGCGTATGGAGAATATGCATTAAATCACTGGTTTCTTTACACAGAATTCGTTCCAGATCCAGTGTCCAAATGCTGCTAATCGGCTCGTTGTGCGCCACACACCATTGAATTGATCGCTGCACATTTCCGCGCACAAGTCTTTTAATTGAATGCGGATCACTGTGTTTAATTAAATCAAGAGTTTCGCGAATAACAGAGAGTTCCAAATGTTCAATTTGCGCCTGTAATGTCATACAGGCTTGTAGTACGTTTTTATATTCTGAGTTCACTATTGGTTGGTGTAGAATGGGTAGGTCAAACTTGCCAACGGCTTGGTATTTTTTCAGAATATCAATAATATCACAAGCGTCGTCAAGAAACCCTTTGCCAATCAAATACCGTTCTGCATTTCCAGCACGACTTGTTTGCGGCTTACAAATTCCCCATTGCGCAAATGCACGACTCACAAGCCAAATTAAATCTAGTGTCGGCTGCTCAGTTGTATCAAAGCATTTAATAATCAAACAACCACCCTTACCGAGTGTTTGAAGTCCAAGTAGCACTTCAGCCAACAGGAGCGAAAACACGGAATCTTCCTGTGCATTGAAATCACTACTAAAATCAAATCCACCGTCGGCTGTATAAATATGTGCGCCTTTTGGGAATCGAGTGCGCGTATCGCGCACATATGCATCTTGATTGGCTTGAAGAAGAATGTTTCCAGTTCCATCTGCACCATCGTGAATTTGGATTTGTGGATTCACTTGAAGAAATCGTACAGCTTTGCGCCATCCTGGAACATTGCGGGCTTCGGATCGCAATGTAATGGCTGATGCGCCGACAAATTCCCATTCCTTTGTTTCTGTGCGGAAACGAATCGCTTCAATAAACCCACCTGGTCCCTCGGCTGCATGTGCTGAAATTACACCTCCGTCACGCTTGACAAGCGAATCCAAGTAGTTATTAAGATCCAATGTATCCCACAATTCCACCATCTTGAAATAGGATCGTGATAGTGGAAATCGGGTCGTCACAGAACGTGACGACCTACGATTCCAGGACAGAAACACGTATTCATATGGATTTGTGATTTTCTTATAATCATCCCATTTCCCTTCTTGATATGATAAATCAATGTCGCTTTTACATATTTGTAGTGCACGTGTTTCAGGTGAATATAGCACACGTGGTAGTTTTGTAGTGGTTCCAGTATTTGGAATATACGGTGTGGTGGAAGGACCACCGGTTCCCCAGTATTGAATTATGAACTCCATACTGGGTCAATGCTGTATGTCTTAAAACTGGTCGATTTTTTATGAACCGCCTTTCTCCAAAAATGCATAATACATCTGTGTCATTAGTTTGGAAAAGGCTCCGCGAATGAGTTTATGATTATCGCGACCCGGATTCCACCACTGAATAGCTTGTTTTTCACAAATATCTGCAGGGAGAATTTTGATCCAATCTGGATTAGCAACAAGTGTTTTTAGCCGTTTTTGTGCTTCAGACATTGCGCTTGCCTTCACCTTTGCATGCCAGAATTGATACATGAATGCTGCACCTGCTATTTCGGATTCGTGCCATTCTTGTTTGTATTGTAGGGGCAGTCGGCGTAAATTCTGGATTTCAGACGGTAGTAATTTGGCTTCTTCGGTCATTTCACGCAGGGCGCCGCGGCGCATGTATTTGAAAAGTTCTGCGTGGGCAATAGTACCGCCTGATTTGAATCCAGAATCTGCAAATTCTTTCCATTCCATTTGTCCCTTTGGTGGTTCCCATGCTCCAGCGCCGCCGTGCGATCCCATTTCACAAACTATCGCAATTGTACGTGGGTCATTTGTAGGTGTTAGAAATAATATATTGCGGAGGAAAATGGGACCGGGAGCACCTGGTGGTTTTACGTATGTGTACTGCTTACCCGATGGGAATGTGTGAAAACCTAACTTCAACTTCATGTGGTGAGGTTTTGACTCCATCTGGTGGTTGTTATGAAAAAATTCACAGAAAATTGTGGAGTGTCCATGCACCCAATCCAAGTCCAACGTCCGCGAGTAAAAATATCCATGCCCATGGTTGTTTGGCGATTGCTGCGGCAGCGAACGCTCCGTAAAGAGCTGCATGTATCGGGCGTAAATGATTCCACCAAATACGCTCGCCACCGACTTCTAGTCCAGTTTTGCGGAGTCCAAACGCATATATAGCGGCGAATCCAATTGCAGGTAGAAGCGCTGCATAACCATAATAGGGAAGAATTGTTGGAGATGCAGCATACGCTAAATACACTAATAAACTACGAACGCCAATACAGCCAACTAAAAATAGAAGAACGCGTTGGGTATTCATATTCTAATGTGGATAATTATCTAATTTTTGACTGTATCGCTTGGTTGAAACTATTGTATTCTCTGTATTATTACGGATGCATTGACATTTACTTGTGTGCCTCCAATCAGACTCGCTAGCGATACAGCTGCAGTGGAAGTATGGTTCACTATAGTTAATGCTGCACCTGCTGGAAGCGTCGCAATAAACATGCCGTTATTTTGTTGTGTTCCTGCGCCTGATCCATAAATTGAGTTTGCTAAAGGTATCCCATTTACAAATAATGCAAATTGGTTTGGTTCAGTTCCAGACACTATAAACCAAATACTATAAATTCCTGCATTTGTTACAATAAATGTTGAAGATCCTGCTATATGTGTTATGTCAAGTAAATTAGCATTAGAATTACCGTGAACTTGATCGTGAACTTGATCGCGAACGACGTCTATATCGCGAACTTCTGTCGACGCGGCATTATATACTATAATGATGTTATTTCCGGGTATTTATAGTTTCCTTTATACTTACGAACCGTGATTTGGTTTTTATACGAAAAATCTTTCATAATCTAAACAAGTCTGAACGACGCATTTAGATTATGAAAAAGAAAACAATCAAAGTTATAGTTATAGTTTTAGTTTTAGTTCTTTATTTTTTATATTCTATTCATCAACAATCAGCAGATCCACTTCTGTATCAGGTTCTTCAATCACTGCATCCAGACGCGCAGGCGGTAGTGTAATGTTGTTGCGCATAGCATCCACAATCATGCCGCATTCGCCACGGTCTTTGTCAGCGCCATATGTAATAACATTCATTTCATCGGCTGTAATGACTTGAGGTTGAATGGCTTTGACCTTTTGTTCAGGTGTGGATTGTGCAAGCTTGACTGCAGCCTGTTCATCAAACAGAATGTCGCTGAATGCTGTACCTGCACGAATTGGCGCACCCAACATCACCTTGGCACTGATGCCTTGGACTGGATCACGTTCGCCGAATTGTGCAGCACGAAGCGCAATATCCTCAGTCTGTTCAAACGACATTTTCGCAAGTGGACCAATATCGTTCTTGTTGATGCCGTACCGATCCACACTCATGAGGCGTCCCTTGTGGCACATACGATCCACAAGAATGCAGACATGGCGGTAGTTCACATTCGTGCCGGATTCTGCAAACAGTGATGTAATTTCGTTGAACAGGGTTGCGCGTGTAGCTTCAATGCCCAGATTTGCGAGCATGTCGTGAACGCTGCTACTGACAATGCGTGTTGGATCAACATCAGGGTGTGTCAGAACTTCCAGGAAATTGCTGCCATCACTGATCAGAATATATTGTTCAACACGTTTGTATTTATCGCCCTCAAATTCAAACAGATCTGTATTCTTCTGATAGTTGACTGAGCGCAGACCTGCAACGCCGCGAATTGCAGTATTGGCTAGAAGTTTGTTTTGTACCATCTTGAGTTGTTCCAGATCGTTCAAGAAAGGCTTATCGTTCTTCTTTCCGCCCTTTTTCTTTTCACCTGGCGCTACTTGATGTATCAGACGCATACGGAAGACCAGTTGATTTGCGTTGTAATCTGTGTAGAGCATGTGCATACCGGCGTTGTATCCGTTTTGTTCCGCTGATGATTTCAGAATAAACGCAATATCATCCATTGTAATATTCTTATTAAACATACGATCACGATCCAATTCAATGCGCAGGAGCCACGGCGAGCGATTGTCCTTGTCCTCGTCTTCTTGTTCAAACGCGCGTTGGTATGCCATCCATTCTTGATCGGATTCAACCAGTGTGCCTTCGTCATCAGGGTCAAAGTAGATACGCGCTGTTGTTACAATATCTTGGAGCATTGTGAATTCCAATTGATGCGCAACACGGCGAGCATCCTCCTTCTTGTCGCGGAGATCACGGCGCAGAGGAATCGTCAGCTCCACAGCTTTAGGATTTTTAGTGGCGGTCAGGAGTTCCTTCAGACGGGGTACACCTCGCGTCATGTTGGACTTGGCTGCTACGCCGGCTAAATGGAATGTATCTTTTACACATAATTGATTTAGTACTGTAAAGTTGCGTGTTTTCTCAACGGTTACGTCATACACGCGGTCGCCGAAGGGTGTTGTATGTGTAATGGTTTTGACTTTATCGAGAACTACATCCGCGAATTCAACACGTTTATTTGTACGATAAATACTGAACTGAGAATTATTTTTGTTTGATGTACATGTAGTAAAGATTCCAAAACGAGACAAAAGTGCACTGAAACGAATAAGTAGTTGTTCAGATGAAGATGATACACAATCGTCTTCACCAAAGAATCCGTCAATCATCCCTTTTGCAAATTCTTCATTTGATTGATAAATCCAATCTGGTAGTGTTGTATTAACATCAAACAACTTAACTACTTCTGGATTCAATTGTTCACATTTATTAGCGAAATGCGAGCCCGCTAGAATCCCAATCTCATGTGTTAGATTTACTCCATTATATTCAGAATATTCAATCAACCCTTTCATGTCACCCATACTGTTTGACACAGGTAGTTCATCACCCACACGTAGATCAGACCCATTAATGTCAATAATCTTTCCATCGCGGTACACAAGGAATGAACGGGCTTTTGTGGCTCGAACAGTGCGACCACTTTCGGTTGTAACTTCAAGAATTGTGTTTGAACCATCTTCGTTGATCACAGGATGCTTGGTGATGGCTTCCAGTTTCGTCCATAGCATCTCGCCATTTTCATCGCAAGAAATAGCAGACCAGTCGTGACCGTCGTCAAGCGGGACATACAGCTGATCGTTGGGTAGATGCTGAATCTTGGAGTCCTCACAATTGCGAATGTAGTTATCAATGAACTCACCAATCTTGGGAGTCCAGATTTTTCCATCACGTGCAATTATGATTTCTGTATGCCAATCAACCGAGTTTAATGTCATTTGTGTTGCGGGTTCACCAATCGATTGTGCAGCCAGTACACCCACGGGTTGCCCTGGTTCAACCCACGCACGCCAGTGCTTGATAACAATCTGTTCCACCAGTGCATCCAGAGATTCTTTGGTGTATCCATGCTTTTTCATGAATTTAGGCGCTAGGTAATAACGAACCAGCGCCGACCAGACGTAGTTATTGGTGTGTGTGCGGCGTAGGACAGCTGACTGTGCTTCCAACACTTGATCGGCTGTCACTGTTCCTGCATCGCGTTGGAGTCCGAACTGGTCACGGACGCGGAAAATCATGCGTTCCATATGAATAGGTGCTCGCACCATAGGGTTGGGGCGGTGTCTGCATACCTTTTCTACCAGAATGCGTCGATCTTCTTTTGCAGCGTCCATATATGCAGCAGCGTTCGATGCGCCCTCGGCTGCATAATGTTCAGCCAGCTTGGCGTCGTCCATGCTGTCAATCGGTAAGCGCTGTTCTTCCAGTTTAGTTGCATTAATACCGTCTTCACCGTAGGAAAGCTGGAGAACATTTCCTGCTTGGTCGCGGACACTGCCGTCGTGTTGCGTGATCAGATCTTCGAGCGCCACACGAATACGGCGCTGCATATATCCAGTATCTGCAGTTTTTACAGCTGTATCAATCAGACCTTCGCGACCCGACATGGCGTGGAAGAAGAATTCGTCAGGTTGCAGCCCCGTAATGTACGACGACGCAATGAACCCACGAGCCCGTGCACTGTCATCAAAGCGCTTGAAATGCGGCAGGGTGCGATTCTGGAAACCATTCGGTACACGCTTACCTTCAATGGCTTGCTGACCTAGCACAGCAATCATTTGCGAGACGTTCACATCTGAACCTTTGCTGCCCGCTTTTACCATGTTTGTCATGCGGTTTGTATCGGCTAGTGATTTCAGACCGATTTTACCTGCATCGCCGACGGCTTTGTTCAGTGTGCCCATCACCTTGCCCTCGAATTCTTCCTGGTTACTGCGACCACTTGTGTTTTCAAACAAGCCCGTATGAATTTGGAGAATTTGGGTTTCAATCGAGTTAGTGAGCTTCTTCATGGCTTCACGGATTTCCGTCATGGTTTCGTCGTCTGCAATCAGATCGCTAATGCCGACACTGAAGCCACTATTCATGAGGAAATTCGCAATCATGGCTTGTAGGTTGTCCAGGAAGTTCACAGTCACATCTGGACCGTAATCATTGTAAATAATGTGTAGGAGTTGTTTGCTGAATACTTTTTTATCCAGACGACCATTGGGTTTTTCTTCGCCGCCTACGTTGATTACGGCGGGTATATTGCCCTGGTAAATTACGACATCCTCATCTGAATTGTTTTTCATACTGAGCGTTACTGGAGGCAGAAGGCAACTGAGGAGTTGTTGACCGCTCCAGAGTGGCTGTAGATCCATGGTTGCAGGTGGAGGCATAACACCATTCCATGATTTAGCATGGACCAATAGATTCATTGCTTCTTTTTTTGTAAATAATGTTGTCGCTCGTGCGAAGCGATTGGCGCCGACCAGTGTATCCTGTACGACCGACACGATCGGTACGGATTCACGGGGCGATATAATTTGCAGCGGAACGGCTGCAATTTCCCGCAATTCCGTGGCGGCTTCCACGGATTGGGGCGCATGAAGATTCATTTCGTCACCATCGAACATACTAGTACCGTAACTTTCGCTACGGAGTAGACTTTATCTTAGGCTTGGTTTCCAACCAAACCGACCACCATTAAGTCGTTGCTCCTTCCTCACGCCCTGTATAACAGGCACAGAGAGGCTTGGGTCAGGATTGCCCATTTCTTACCTGTGTTTGCCAAACACCGGCTCGTATCCTATGACGTTGTTACCTTATCTTTACGGTCTTTCTCCGCAGCCAGCGTCGTTTTTCAACGGCGCCTTGGTAGTCATAGGCTTTAGGGGTTTCCCTGAATTTGGTGATCTCGCTGCAGTATCGCCCCACGGCGACCACTACAACTAGACGGTTATATCATTGATACACGGGACGAAACCATGTACCAATAGAAGCGATTACACTGTTTTCCCTGTAAAGCATACGCTTCAACTTTACGGGCAGCCGCCTGTTGCAGACCTCGATACGTCGTCTTGTACGATAATATTTTCTGTATTGTGTCCTTCCATAATGGCATCCTTCACATCATTTGCAGTTTTACAAGCGTTTTCAAAACTTACTTTTTTTCCTCCAAAACAAATTCGCAATGTACCTTCATCGTGTTTAATATATAATGCAACTAGATCGTTGAACTTAGCAATCCGTATTTTTTCAATGGTCCTATCATCAAGTGAATCAATCTTTTCGCGATACTTCCGAAGACTATCTTCAGCATCTTCTTCGCATACATCCAATCCTTTTTCAGCAAAGCAAGCTGCAAATTCTTGCGCTTCCTCAAGAGCCTGTGCATATGTAGCATCTGCACCTTGTCCAAAGACAATGCGTGCTGCAGGTGCATCTGTTTGATCTAGATACACATACACAAGTTTGGGTACGCCTTTGCGCTTTACTGTTGAAATCCGAACTTTTGTCGTTGTGGGGACATAGTGTTCGGCGATTGAAGATGATTCGCGGTGTTTGCATCGCGAATGTTTCATCACATTGTATCCATTTGGAACGGTTGCTTTATAGTGCGCTATCCAATGCGCTTCACGTTCATCTAGTTTGTTCTCAGGAATATTTACTTCAATGGGTGTAAGTTCAAAGTCATCAGCACCATGCTCCAGAATAGCTTGTGCTAATGGAGTTTTTGCGCCACGATGTGCTGAACTTACATGATCGGACCACCGCCCAATCATTCCATATTTATAAGGTTTTCCGTCACGACATTTGGTATCTTGCGTTTGTCCAATATATTTTTTTTCAGTAGTTTTGCATTTCGCTTGGTAAATACTGCCTTGTATGGACGCCATCTTCTTCTATACTTACAATACAGATTTATATCTTTAAGCCGAGTCAATTTTAAAATCTGCGTTATACGGAGCAGTTACAAACACATTCAGCCGAAACGTATTATACGGCAGAATCTTTGCAATATGCGCCATCATTGACATCCTGTGAAGCGACGGCTGCCGATTAAACAGCACAACGTCGCCATCCATAAGATGCCGGTTCACTACATCACCTTCATATAACTGAATGGACTTTGTATTCACATGCTTCAGACTAATTGTGCGCCCATCCGCGCGCTGAATTGTCTTGGCGCCGGGGTACGAATCCGGTCCAGCCTGAATCAGTTTGTACAGTTTTCCAATATTGAACGCCGTTACACGCTCAGGATACGTCAGATTGGTCGCAATCTTCAGCGGCACACCGAGTTCACCTACTGAAATATTCGGATCCGGTGTAATGACGGAGCGTGCGCTGTACTCCACACGTTTGCCCTGCAAATTGCTGCGAATGCGACCTTCCTTCGAGCCCAGGCGCTGTTGCAGTGATTTCAGCAGACGACCTGAACGCTGTGCAGCAGGCGACACACCAGGAATGTTGTTGTCAATCAGTGTTGCTACGTGATATTGTAGCAGATTTGTGTATTCATCAATGAACCGCTTACGAGGATCTTCCGTGATCTTTTTCTTGAGCGTGTTGTTAGCTTTGATAATTTCAATCAACTTACTGGTCAGATCGTCTTCAGAGCGTTGATTATTGTCCTGCATGACTGAAGGACGAACCTGTGGTGGCGGAATGGGCAGCACGCTGCACATCAGCCAATCAGGACGACACCAATGCCGACTGAATCCCATAAATTCCGAGTCTTCATCCGTAATACGACGCAGCAGACGGTGTACGTATTCCGGTTCTAGCGGCAGTGTTACATTCATTGTATTGTCGCCGTTATCCACTGCGTTTTCTGGCAGTTCTGCATCATCTGCACGAGGCATGTGCCATTCCGCGAAAATGCGATGAACAGGTTCCTCTTTGAATTTAATGGGCTGTAGGGAGCCGCAACCGTCTGCAGTATCTTGACCACAACGCTGCATTTCAGACGCTAATTCATGTACCATTTTCCATCGAGCTTCGCCCTTGTAGCGTTGGAAATTGGCGTGCTTTTCCTTATCAATCAGGAGCTTGCTGCATTTGAAACAAACACAACGCAGTACTTTCAATACAGTTTTGAAGAACTGGGTGTAATATACGGGTCGAGCTAGAGTAAAATGTCCGAAGTGTCCGGGACAGTTGTGATTATTCTGTCCACACGAGCGGCATACTTTGCCGTTTTCTAGCACGCCCATGCGTGGATCAAACAGACCATTTAACTTACCTTCTGTTGTTACAGGGTATATCACTTCGCATACTGATCGCTTCACAATATCATCTGGCTTGAAAACGCCAAACTGAATCCCGACAATTGACTCAATATCTGATGAGTGGGCTAGGAGCGGCATCTTCTCTTCTTTTTTAATAGAGTTCTTTTAAGCGATGAATGACGTGTCATTTTTTCCCCCGAAACCGCCAGCGCGTTTGGATGAACGTGCTTAGATTAGGAAACAGACGGCGCAATAAAAAAAATTAAAATGAAGTATATAATTAAGAAGGTAAATGAATCCTGTAGTTAAGATAGATCGGTCGAAAAAAATACCTGTATATACTGTTCGTAAAATTATCGATGATGAAACCATGTCAACATACGAACGACGATTTTTGGAAGAAAAAGATTTCAAAGTTATACTTAACACAGATGCAGATGTATATACAGAATCCGGTGAATTACTACTACGATTTCGTAAAAATGTTCTTTCTCAAACTAACATTGATAATGCGTATGAAGCCATAAAATCATTAATTAAGAGAAAATCAAAAGATCGAGGAATTGCAAGTGGAAGTAATAAAGGTTTGAAAACTGGAGAAAAAATTGGAATACAATCCAATATAATGGGATACTTTGATAAGTGGTCGGTTGCACAAAAAAGTATATTCAAAAAAAGTGGGGTTAAATCGCCCGGACAATGTCGCATAACAAGATTTACAGCGAATGAACCAGACAAATGGGAAAAGGTGATTCCATTAATTCAAGATATTGACAAATGTTATAAACAATTGTGTCCAAAAGAACATGCAAGTCAGTACAAAGCTGCACTTTCAACCCCATTCCATATTCCAAAAACTTCATTTTCCACAGTGACTACTAATTTGAATTTCCGTACTGCAACCCATCACGACACGGGAGATTGGACGGATGGATTTGGTAACTTGATTGTAATTGAACGTGGTGCCCCGTACAAAGGTGCGCATACAGGATTTCCACAATATGGAGTAGCTGTGAATTGCAGAACAGGTGATTTTTTAGCCATGGATGTGCATCAACTTCATGGCAATACACCACTTATAAAACAAGATGAGACTACACAACGTGTCAGTTTAGTATCTTATTTACGTGAAAATATAGTTAAACAATGCAAGGGACAACCTATGTATGATCCTGTACAATTACACAAAAAAATTACACGTGCTATGAAACGCCGTGATCCAAAACGCTCAGTGACTCAAAAAAAGAAACACTAATGCAGATCCACACCGAATCTATAAAAATAATCATGAAATGGATGTTTATTTTTATAAATAAAAATCAAACAAATCTAGAAAAATTGAATTGTATTTAGCCAATTAAAATTGGTTTGTGTTGACAAATATCTATACTTTTCATTCGAACCTTTCAAATCTTTCCTTTCCAAATCGACTATACGTCCCATGGACGTTTTCCGTGTTTGCTCCAAGACTGAGCAATTCAACACAGCAGCTGCAATTCTAAGTAAGTATGACATGAGTGGGCGCCAGGTTCTGCTAGCCGCTCAGATGCAGAGCGGTAAGACGGGTGTGTACCTAACTCTGGCTGTGATGATGTTGATTTTGGGACGTGTGAAGCGCGTCATTATTATTTGTGGCTCAAACGAGACTGAGCTCCACAAACAGCTCCTGAAATCGTGTGACGAGATTGTAGCGAAGTTCGCAGCGTCTCGAGGCGCTGACAAGGATACAATCGTTGCTCGTCTGCGCCCAGCCATTGAAGCCTACAAGTCCACCGGCGCGACTGGTTTGCGAGCAGCGGGCAGAATTGACCGCAATACCCTATTGGTGTGGGATGAGTCACACTTTGCACAGACGACTCGCAACCTGCCGTTCAAGTTCCTACAAGAGTCTGGACTAAGCGTGAGCGGCACGGAGATGTCGGATGCGCTTTGGGCGGCAAAGGACTCATACTTCTTGAGCGTTAGTGCAACGCCGTTTGCTGAGTACAGCGACTCGTATAATCCCGAGTACTTGGATCGTATGCGTCGCATGATTGTGCTCCATGTACCAAGCCCGCTTTATCGCGGCGTGAAATATTATGCAGATAATAACGCAATCCACCCTGCCCTCAGTGTACGCGACCATGCCGACGACTTTACAGCCTTGGTCACACGATTTGCTACGGCGAAGAAGTACGCACTAATCCGTAGCAGAAATCTAGGTGTGGTGCGAGCCTGTTGCGACGCAGCTGGTGTGGCGTACAAGGAGTACACTAGTAAGTCCAAAGAGTTGACCGACTTGGACACTCTCAATACAGAGCCAGAGCGTTTCACGGTAATTGGTCTGAAGGGGATGTGCAGAATGGGCAAGGTTGTACCCAAGAAGCATATGGCATTTGTGTACGAAGAGACAAAGCAAGCCAATACAGACTGTATTCTCCAGTCATTCCTGGGTCGCATGTGCGGACACGACTCTTATCCAGATGTGCCTACACAGATCTTTGTTCCTGATTGCTTCCTAAAGGTCAACAAGCGCTTTGGTGTCAGTGAGATGGAGCGTTACATTCGTTTCACGAATGGCGAGATTATTATGCCAACCAAGGCGTCTTGCCTTGGTCCCATTCACACGACGAGTGGACAGTACACACTCCAGGTACGCTGGGTGCCTTTCACGGCGCTTGAGGACGCAGCAGATGTAGAAGACCCTGAGGATGCACTGTCTTGTGTTAAAGCTGCTTGCGCACGTGACCGCAAGCTCAAAGACGGAAAGTTCGTTATCAAGAAGCGATCAAACCTAAGTGATGATGAGCGTGAGTCGTATATCAGACTTGCGATTACCTTCCTAGCTGAGAATCAATACCCCGACACGGTCCAGCACGAAGCAGCATTGGCAATCCTAAGCAGGGCTGAGTCTACCAAGTATGTTGAGTTTCCCATTCATTCCACTTACTCGGACAAGCACCAGCATTACTTAGCAGCAGCTGCTGCAGCCGGTGAGCGCTTCGGTACGTTCAAGGACAGCCGCAAGCCCGAGGCTGAAAATGATGACGGTGAGGACTCGACTGCCTCCACTGCCTCCGAAGCATCTTTGGTTGTAAAGTACTTCAAGTTCTACAGATGTGTTGACGGCTTCTACATTAGCGGCTTTACGGACGTGGCATCGCCTGAGACTGATCGCGATATCAAAGCCCATATTGTGAAGACTACTGGCAACGAGGTATGGAATCCTGCGATCGACACTATTGTCCCTCCGCAGGTACTAAGCATTATCCACACTGCAGATAACTTGATTGAGCAGATTGGACTCCTGCCTCCTACTGCTCAGCGCACGCTCTTCATACACAAATCTCTGGTGGCTAACACTGAAGTTTCAGCTCTTGTCGCTCAGATTGCCCGCAAGTCAGCCCCAGGCAAGGGTGGCAAGAACTGGCCCAAGCGCGAAACTGCAAACCGTAAGGATTATGAGCGCTTTGTTCTTCCTGCTGGACTCATTATTCGAATCGACACAACGACGACCACTACTGTAGTTACTAAGACTGTTGTTCTTGTCATTGAGGATGGAGAGACCACAGAATTGGATTCTCATACCGTCACCACTGCGTCCAAATCCAAATATAGCGAGTCTATCCGTCTTGCTTGCGGAGATCCTTGCAGAGGTCCTAGCGGCGGTGCAGGAGCAGCCAGTGATTAATTAAACTATCAGACTTCTAAAAAACCAAAACCCCAAAATTTTTATGAATGAGCGAAATAAAAATAAATACATTAATATAAGAAGACAGGAATCGCTATGTCTACACCTGCATGGAAAGTTGTGGTCCCCAGTTACAATCGCCCTGAGGGGTTCAGAGATAAAACGCTCGCCACCTTAAAATTTCACCAAGTACCGCCCAGCAGTATTTATCTTTTTGTCGCCAATGAGGAGCAAAAGGATGTATATGAAAAAGTGCTCAAAAAAGGCGAAGTTGGACATATTATTGTCGCTGAAAAAGGACTTCCACAAGTCCGAAATTTTATTTTCAATTACTTCCCGAAAGGCACACCACTCGTTTCCTTTGACGATGATGTGCGTGGGTTTGTGCGTCTAGAAGGTGAAAAACTACGTCCCTTACGTGTTCCTGAATTCAAACAATTGGTTGATTTAGCCTTTACAGAATGTAAGCGCGTAGGTGCAAATTTCTGGGGCGACTATCCTGTTCCGAACGGATTTTATATGGAAAATTCAATATCATACGATCTCAAATTTATAATGGGTAGTTTCTGGGGTTGTTTGAATCCGGGTTCGGATGTTCAAATCACAATTGGACATGGTGAGAAGGAGGATTATATGCGCACAATACAGTTTTGGGAGCGTGACGGAAAAGTAGTGCGAATGAATTTCTGGGCACACAAGACAGCTACGTATAATGAAGCAGGAGGGCTACAATCAGATGGTGTCAAAGCTCGCCAAGAGCGCGAACATAGCACAGTGGACAAAATGCTCAAAAAGTATCCACAATATGTACGCCGTAATCCACGACGTAAAGGGATGTTTCCAGAAATCCTATTTATTCGTCAGCCGGTTGAAGGCGATCGGAAACGTTTTTTGAATAAGGGCAAGAAAACACGCTCAGTTGCAAAACCCGACAGCAACAAACACACACGGAAACATAAATAATTGTTGGAAATGCCGTCCTAAGCATTCTTAAAAATTGACTTGAAAATTTTCTGAAAGAAATAAGCTTTTAGAACCGTCATCGAAACATCATGAGCCTTGAACTTCTTATTGGACCTATGTTTGCTGGTAAATCGTCGGCGATTCAAAGCATTATTCGAAGGCATCTAGCCCTTGGATGGAATGTATTTGTTGTCACACATTCCATGGATACACGCTACACAAGTGAACCCGCTATTGTGAATCATGATAAAGTTGCAATGCCAGCACATGCGACAAGTAGTCTGATGAGTCTTGTGGATAATCCTGAATATTTACACAGCCGCCTTGTTATAATTGAAGAAGCGCAATTCTTTCCAGATCTTGTACCTTTTGTGCTTCAAACTGTGGATAAATGTGGAAAGCATGTAGTTGTAGTTGGTCTTGATGGCGATGCAGAACGCCGTCCTTTTGGACATGTACTTGATCTTGTCCCGCATTGTGATCGTGTGACAAAACTTACCGCTATGTGTAAGCAATGCAGGGATGGAACGCCTGCTATCTTTACATTTGCAGCACGTGAAGATGCAGTCACAGCCGCCAATGATGGTCGTCCATGTGTAGGTGCAGATGAAAAGTATATTCCCCTGTGTCGCAAACACTTTAATAATGCGCGTAACCCGCCAGCGCCGCGTTTTGAAGATCTTTCAAATATTCATGCTTGCTAGCTGGGTCGTGAATCGAAATTCGAAATAAAAAAATGAAACATCTTTTTTCATGTTTGTGAATAGTATACACAAATATTATGGAAGTTAATCGTGAATTAATTGCTGATATTAACCATAATCGCGTATATGCTGAAGACGCAGTCAGCGCCGAAAATACAACACTGTACAAACTTGAGAACTGTATTTGGGCAGGTCGTTCGCCATTTTGTGAAGAAATTGTCTTTGCAAATTCTCCAACATATGGAAAAGTTTTGTTTCTGGATCGTGAAATTCAATCTGCACAATCAGATGAAGCCCTATACCACGAACATCTGGTTCAGCCTGTCATGAATGCGACGGCGGATGTACCTGGGAAACGTGTACTAATTATTGGTGGAGGTGAGGGCGCAACCGCGCGTGAAGTTCTGAAATGGTCGGCTGAATCAGTGAAAGAAGTTGTATGGGTAGATATTGATGGTGGACTAGTTGATCTGTGTCGTCGGCATCTTGGATGGGCAGAAGATTCCGTTTACAACGATCCGCGACTAACATATTGGGCTGAAGATATTCGGTATTTCTTAAAACGCGATCAGACACAATTTGATGTGATCATTATGGATTTGCCGGATCCAGATTGTGAAACACTTGTGAAAACGGATGCCGACATGTATGGAAATTATTTGCTGTACGGATACCAATTTATGGCACAGCTACGTATTTATATGCGCGGACCACGTGCGATTGTTTCCCACTGTGGTCCCATTCGTCCTGGCGAATTGGAAGGTGTCCGCTGGATGATGAACGCCGGCGGATCTGGAAATGGATTTCCATATCATACAGTCATTCCTTCATTTCAGGGATCCTGGGGATTCTGGATGTCGGTGGCACCACGTTCCCTTGCACCAGACTTTCCAGCTGATAAAATGCGCGTCATGGATTCCACTGCTCAGACGGTTGCATTCCTTTGGCCGGCGTTTTGGATGCTGGGTGTTTGATTTCAATTCATTTTCTTCAATGAATGTACAACATACATTGAAAAGGTGGGGGTTGGGACAGAATCCTTTCATTCATATTATTTATATGGGAATTGCTGTACGGATTCTTTGGGTTTTTCGGTATAGTAATAATTGCTGTATAAGGTATTTTGGAAACAAATACCTAAATCCATCCATGGTTGCCCATTAATGGATAATGCATCAGGTTTCCCCAACGCATTCTTTAAACATTTTATAATTGCTGTAGGAAACATTTGTAGGTTGATCAAGTCTAATCATGTTTCCTTGCAAAGCCGACCCACGGGCTTCAAAAATCAAGAAGAAATTCAATGAATTTTTTCTTTTATGATCTGTTGCTGTACGAAGCCCTTGATAAAAACAGGATCCAATAAATTTCAAAAACATATTATATTTTTTTGAGTATTGGGGTTGCTGTATGGATCCTTTGATTGGTGCTGGCGCTTGTGCTCCAATTGAGTAATAATGGGCTGGCTTTAGACCTCCGCTGCTTCACGAATGGCGTGTCGGACGCGATCGTACTTGGCGTCATCCAATTCAAGTCGTAGAATTTCCATGGCTGTCAGTTGACGCGGTCCTTCTTTTTGGAGAACTTCAAATTGCGTTGGCGACCATCCAGAAAGCATAGCTACACCTGGAACATCGGCTTGTGCATGATAATCAGTCTGTGACGATGCAGCGAGATTCCAAATCACAATTCGTGGTGGTACAAAACCTTGTCCAGCACCCCACATGTCTTCACCGGCTCGTGTGAAGGCTTCCTTGATCATTTCCACATGTGTTTGCCATGCTTCTGTCTTGACCGTATGACGATACCGGTTTCCAGTGAAATGACTTGTTTCGGATGAACCACACGCTGCATCCCAGTTCATATCTGTCAGCACAATCAGATTTTCAGGTTCTTGACCTGGACGTACACGTTTGGCTTTCAGTGTTTCCAACACTAGATCCATGGCTTTTTGGAAATCGGTGCTTAGACCGACTCCCAATCCACTGCGGCAAATCGACTGAACCTTTTCAAAAATATCCGCGCCTTCAGGGAATGTGTGCCACTGCGGTGTTGAATCAAATGTCATAAGTTTGTTTTTGAATTCCTCGCTGCATGTTTCGGATCCCAAAATACCAAGCGCCATACTGACCCAGTATGGAGTATCGCCTGCAGATGACGACTGCATGGATCCACTGAAATCCGACATGAAAATGGATCGTCCTAGCCCGCCGGCGTTTTGGAGTTTTTCAACAAATCCTCGCCATACGCCGCGTACATGATTCTTTTCATCATCTGTTTGATTGTTTTTGATAACTTGTTTCACAACTTCGTGCGGGAAAAGCGTAGCCGCGCCATGGACTTTGGCTTTTCCTTCTGCTGCTTTTGCATAATGTTCAGTAAAATGCTCCCTGCATGCCATACGTTTGGAATCATCGGGTTTGCGGTATACCATTGTATTCCGTAGGGCGTTATTAATATCTTGATGGGTGGAGGGCAGATTCAGAAATGCGCGACTGTACAGCTTTCCAGCACGCCCTGGGACAGTTTCGGGCTTGATTTCATCCCAGCGGTCATGGCACATGAGTGTTTCCACCGTGTTTAGACGTGCATTGAGTCGTGATACCATTTTGCGGTACACTTTCATTTTACTGCTATGGAATTTGACGGTGGGAAACATCATATACGCCAGTGATTTCATAAGTTGCGGATACTTGGATTCACGCGGCGCCCATTTGGCTAGCAAACTAATACTTTGTCCTTCTGGTGTAGCCATATCTTTGTTGAATTGCTCGACTGTGAGGGAAAGAATATGCTCTGCAACATCTGGCGCTGATTCTGCAAATTCAAACAGATCATTCCAGCATCCGTAATGCGAAATAAGTGGTAGACACTTTTGCGCGAATTTAGGTTTTTCCAAATACAAGGTTTTGAATAATGTTTGGAAAATATCGCGCTCACCTTTCCCTCCGCGAATATTTCGCGCATGGAATGCGAGTACAAATGCGTCTTCGAGAGCTTGCGGTGTATTCAGGGCTAGAATTGCATTCATTATAGCATCCAGTTTTTCAGAAGCGACATTTCGTACACAATTCACACTAAGATCCAGACGCGGATCACCGGTACTGCTATATACATCAGAGCCTTTATTACCTTCTGCGCGGTGTACTGTGGACATTTTTTTTCAAATACGTCTTTGTAAAGCTTATTCTGGACATGTTTAGACCAGACCAGCGAACAGCAGAGGCGAAAAATTTGACACACCTTTTTGCATGTTAACAGTAAGGTATATTCGTCTTATTTCTTTGTTCTTCCAAAAATGACGCTGAGCAACACTTCAGGATTCGCATACACTATTTCCATTCCTGCACCAGTTCTTCCAGGTGAACTAGAACGACTTGCACAAATCCACGTTCCTGGAAACAAACTTCTTGTTGTGTATTGGATGCGTTCTACCCGTCAAGCTGTATGTTCTTACAATGGAAAATGGTACATTCAATCGGATCAAAATATCATGACCGGCATTGCTCATCTAATTAAGTATGAAAACCCAATTTATCTTCTTACAATGAATGATCTCTTTATCTTTGAAACACCTGGGCATGGTTTTGCAGCCGATGATGACTTGATTCGCAATTTCCGTGAATGTGAATGGTCTGACTATGGCAGCGATCGTCTAGTGTTTCACTGCGTTATTCGAGAGAAGAATGTTGCGGAGAAGAATGTTGTGGAGAAGAATGCCGAGGAGAAGAGTGCCATGGATAAGCTGTCCGCCGATATTGAGTATAACAATAGTATCAAAAACAGTATTCCTGATAATGTTATTCCCTCAGCGCCTGTGTCCGTGCCTGTACCTGTTCTTACGCGAGCAACGGAATGTTGCTGTACTGGATGCTGTAAAGTAATGGAAAAAAATATTAAGAATGGGAAATAAACAATTGTGAATACGAATATTAAAAAAATTACAAAAATGTTTATGAAACAGTTTTGAAAGTAAAATAATTTTTTTACAGTTTTTATAGTAAAAAATATAGAAATGCGTCTAGTTGCTGTAAGCAAGACCACCCATGCCCGACATGATGCGCAGCACGTTGTAGTTGACGGCGTATACGCGCACTTGAGCAGACAGAACAGAGCCAACGGTGTTGTTGGACAGAGTCAGCATCAGTGTGGCGTTATCAATGCGAGAGAAGTTGCATGTGCCGCTGGGTTGGTGTTCTTCGGGTTTGAGGGCGAAGGAGTATACGTTCACACCGACCGCAGGGACGTTGGTGTGGTGTTGGTAAGGTTGTACCAAGTTGAAGTATTTGCCTTCACGTTCAGAGAACCGATCGTGACCGTTGAGTTGTACCTTGGCGGTGACAACAGGGTTCTTGCCCGCCAGACCTTCTACACGGGTGACGCTGTAGCCGGATTCGAGGACGGCGCGGTCAAACCAGTCAGAGTAGTTGAAGGGTTGTTGACCCTTCCAAGGGTTCACCACGGCGTCGTCGCAGCTGACGAACGAGTCACGTTGGACTACCCACACGAGTTCCTTGGTGGGGTGGTTGAAGTTCAGCTTGATCTTGTTGGCGCTGCTTGTGACGGATTCACCACCTGTGAATTGCAGTTGTTCGATCAGGTATTCGTGGGAAACCTGGGCGAAGCGGCGGCGTTCATCAGTATCCAGGTAGATGTAGTCTACGTACAGAGAGGCGGAGACCAGACCAGAGGCGGCGACGCGGTCACGGATGGTGTGTTGGTTGCTGCCAGAAGCAGACGCATAGTCCCAGCACAGGTTGCGGAGTTCGTTGAATTCCAGCCAGATCTTGACTTCGTGGTATTGCAGAGCAATCAGGGGCAGAGCCAGACCAGGGTTGCGGCAGAACCAGAATTGCAGAGGGATGTACAGGGTGTATTCAGGGGCGCATTTGCGGACTTCAGAGCTGGCGTTGGGTTCGGCGTTGGAGACGCAGTCGCCATCGCAGTCTTCACCGCCTTGGACCAGGAGATTGACCAGTTCAGGGACGTTGCCTACCATTTCGGCGTAACCGGCTTGTTTGCCGGCTTCTTGGGTGAGTTCGTTCCAGATGTGGAGCCAGTCACCGTAGTGTTTATCGATTTGTTGACCACCGATTTCAACGTAGACGTTGTTGATCAGATTGTGACCAACCCAGTTGAGCCAGCGGAATTGCGCACCAGAGCCATCATCAGAGTTGAGGACAACTTTGGGGAGTGTGGCTTGGAGGTAGACACGGTGGATCAGATCGCCGTTGCGGCTGATGGTGCATTGTACCTTCTTGCCGAAGTTGGCGGCGCCGTTGAATGTTTGTTCAATGGCTTCCATGGCGAAGTTGGTGTGGCGACGGTATACTACTTTGAAGAAAGTAATTTGAGGATTGCCAGTCAGATAGATATCTTGTGCGCCGTAAGCCACGAGTTGCATTAAACCACCAGAGCCCATTTTGTTTTATAACCTTCCTGGAGAAAAAAAATTTGGCAACTCCGGGGATTTTCCTGGCGCGTTTTGAAAATTTTGAAAATCGTTTGGAAATCCATCTAAACCTCAACATACGTCATAATGTATTAGCAAAGTCATGGCTGACAATATGTTTTCATTAGAAAACTTGCTGCGGTCACAGGAAGAAAGTAGAACGCACGTAAAAAAGCCCAGTGTTGATAATGCAAAAACTCTGGATTCCTATCACCAAAATTATATTCAAAAAATAAATGAAGATAAAGAAAATCTTTTACAGTACAAAAAACAGCTTGTGGAAAAAACTGAGAAATTAGCAAAAGTTGAACGTGAATTTGCATCTCCATTAATTGCATCAACCCCGCACGACATACATACACTTACATGTCGTCAAACACTCGAGAAAGAAATTGTAGAACTTGAAGCCAAAATTGGGAAAATTACAAGTGGTGAAAATGAAATGGAATATTTTTTACGTGTTGGTGATATATTGTTTTCATATGCAGATGCAAAAGAACGTATTGCAGCAGGCGAAGCCCCTGTGTTGGATGAAATTAAAAAAGGACGCGTTCCTGCTAACAGTGTTTATTCCTATTTTTCAAGTAATGCAGTTGCCGAAGGCGAAGGCGACTCTGCTTCAATAATTACAGATGATGCATCTACTACCAAAAAAGTTATAGGTAATGAAATTGGATTTAAACGTGATAAAGCTCTTGAACAATACCTAAGTGCATTGAATCCAAATTCACTCCATCATGAAAACGCAATTGCTACTAGTATAACTGAAGATTACGGAACGTGTCCTGTATGTGAAACTGAAATGTTTTTGAACGAAACGTATTTGGATTGCCCAGAATGTGGATATCGTGATATGATATTGCTCGATTCTGAGAAACCTTCGTATAAAGATCCTCCACGAGAAATGTCATATTACGCATACAAAAAGATTAACCATTTGAATGAATGGTTAGCCCAATTTCAAGCAAAAGAAACAACTGAAATATCGCAAACTGTATTGGATATTATTCGGGCTGAATTACGAAAAGAACGTATTGTGGATATGGGGAAACTTAAACCTTCCAAATTAAAAGAAATTATTAAAAAGCTGAAACTAAATCGTTGTTACGATCATGTTGCACATATTTTGAATCGTTTGAATGGAATTTCAGCCCCGGTCTTGTCCCGTGAAGTTGAAGAAAAACTACGGTTTATGTTTAAGGAAATTCAATTCAGTTTTGTAAAACACTGTCCTAAAAAACGTAGTAATTTCTTATCCTATTCGTTTGTTTTGTATAAATTCTGTGAATTGTTGGAGTTGGATGATTATTTACCGTGTTTTCCATTACTGAAAAGTCGTGAAAAACTTCATATGCAGGATAAGATTTGGCAAAAAATATGTGAAGATATGAATTGGGAATTTATTCGTACTGTATAATAATTTGGTGGAAATAAATCTTCTGCGTAATAATATTTTAAATAATATATTATCTACATATATATTATTTACTATGAAACTCCAAGATTTAAAAATTGTATTTATTTGTCCCGATCATAATGAAAAATATCATAAACGAAAACTGCACATGGAAAACATGCTGAGTAGAATTGGATGTAAAAATGTAACACATTATAAATCAGGAAATGAACAATTTCCAAAATGTCTAAGTTTAGCTTATCTCCATATATTATCTGAAAATCTGGATACACCCGTGCTTATTATAGAGGATGATGTTATTTTTAAAGGAAACGATACATTTGACTACGAAGATTCTGCAGACGCTATTTATTTGGGTATAAGTAAATGTGCAGCACACGCAACAGAAAATCGAGACGAAGGTTCATTAAAAGTTGAACCGTATTCAATGACACAAGTTCGTGTTAAAAATATGCTGTCTACACATGCTATAATATATAAATCAAGAAAATTCAAAGAAGCAGTTATATCCAAAATTAAATCAAGTTTGGAAGGTAATATAAATTGGGAAACTGATATTTTAATTGCGCGTCTACAACCAGATTTTTTAATTTTAGCAAATATGAAACCAAATTTTTATCAATCTGCATTATTAAATAAAGGTAAATCTAATGTGGAAAGAATAACAAATTTTCGAATTGGATATATAATTGGATTTGGACAAGAACCTCCTCCAGAAAATGAACTTATTGAAGATGGATCTGAATCTAAAGTCCTATGAACGAATGTTATATAACTACAATGTCCACATCAACAATCTATGTTGGATTTGATATGGGGATTCGTAATTTGGCGTATTGTGTGATTGAACACACAGGTAAAGATGGCGAATGGAATGTCAACGCCTGGGATAATGTAGATTTATTGGAAGACGGTAAATCTGCACAAGATGCAAAAAAGTGTGGTGCATGTAATGCAGCTGCAAAATGGCACGGTGAAGGCATACGTTGGTGTAATGCATGTGCATGTGGTGTACGACGTAAAAAAACTGCTTCAAGGATACCTACGCTTCCAACACTTCCATCATCAGCATCAAGCCTGAAGGGATTGCGTGCACTGGCAGTTGAAAAAGGTATGCCTGATTCAAAAAAAGTCAAAAAGGAAGCACTGCTTTTATGGCTCGGCGATCGATATTTGATGCCTTGGAAACCGGAAAAAGCCGGTAATGTCGCACTTCAAGTTATTGTGCGCAAAATGGACACATGGTTAGATTCTGTGCTTCTTACACTATCAACTGCGTCACTTATTCGGCTGGAAAATCAACCTGTTATGAAAGGTCCTACTATGAAATCTGTACAAATAATGTTATTTACTCTTCTTTCGCACCGTCTTGTGCGCGATTATGATTGGAAGGGTGCTATTGAGTTTGTACATGCTGGAGTGAAAACACGGGCTGCTGCTTCTTCTGCTTCTTCTGAAACACCAGTGAACGAACTCAAAGACAGTGAAGCATATCGTAAACGAAAGCAAACTGCTGAATCGGAAGTGGAACGACTGCTGACGGAACGCGGCGCTCCCTGTGCTGATACATGGTTGACATTTTTCAAGGGTCGGACCAAAAAGAGTGATTTAGCGGATGCATTTCTTATGGCGTGGCGGCGGTAAGACGGACACGGACGCGGAAGGGCTGCGGTTTATGTCTTAAAACAGTACCGCTTATGTTACAAGATAGAATGTCCGGTCCAGTCTTGCGCATTGGTGGTGATCTACCCATGACGGAAGTGTCTGCATTTCCTGATGCAGGTGGATCTACAATTGAAATTGGCAATATTAATGATTTTGATCTAGGATTACTTGGTAACCAGCGGAAACTGATTTCCACACCTCCCCGGGCTCCATCACCTGGACTTCAAGAAATGTCACTTGGAGGTGGTGGTGGCGATGGTATTGAATTTGTTAATTTGGAGGATACAGCTGTATCATTTGATGTAAAACCACCGCCGTCCAACGGCGATTCAATTCGAATTATGCGTGACAGTGAACCAATGCGACTTGGAGGCGGCGGTGTCAGTTTTTCATCCGCGCCTGTGTCTTCAATGCCTTCTGCACCGACAGCAGCGTCGCAAGCGTCTTCTTCATCATCTGGTTGGTTTTCAGGGGGCGTTGCTGCACCTACACCAGCGCCCGCTGCAGAAGGTGGATTCGCAAGTAAATTCAAGTCTTTCTTTGGTGGTGGCAGTTCCAGTAGTGCTCCGCCTCCTGTAGCGGGGCAACTACCTCAACAGGTATACTTGACTCCCGAAGAGGAAAGTGCAAAAAAGATGGAAGGCTTGACGCTTTTAGAACGCATGGATCGTAAAGGAATTGGCGGTACAAAGATGACTGTTGCGAATACCCTTGATGAAATTAACGCTGAACTAGCCCGCCGTAAAGATTCCAAAGGTCTTGAAGCCAGTGTTCGGTTTCAACGTTCCATGATGACAACTGTTACAAGCGGTATGGAATTCTTAAACAATCGTTATGATCCTCTCGGCTTGTCATTGGACGGTTGGTCTGAACAAGTCAATGAGAATATTGAGGATTATGACGAGATTTTTGAAGAACTTTATGACAAATACAAAGATAAGAGTAAAGTTGCACCTGAAGTACGTCTTGTTATGTCTCTGGGTTTATCTGCAGCCATGTGTCACATTACAAACACAATGTTCAAATCCAAAATGCCAGGCATGGATGATATTTTACGTAAAAATCCGGATCTTGCGCGTCAAATGGCACAAGCTGCTGCTGCTCAAGCAGTGGGTCCAGGCTTTGCAAACTTTGTAGGTATGGGAATGCCTGGTGGCGGTGCATATGGAGGCAGCGGCGGCGGAGGCGGCGGAGGAGGCAACGGAGGCAGTCGCACACCACCAATGCAGCGTATGCCTCAACCCGTCCCTTCAATGTCTTCTATTCATGAAGACGACATGCAAATGCCAATGATGGCACCCATGGGATCCGGTATGGGTGGAGCCATTCCAAACATGGACCCACGTGGAAGAGTTGATATGGGAGGCGCACCAGCCATGACTGCGCGTCGTGAAATGCGTGGACCAAGTGGCGTAGAAGATATTCTACGTACGCTTGAAACAGCCGGTGGTGCTGGACCCAATCGGGCTTTACCGCCACCTGCACAAAACATTGATGCAGAAGATCTTGGCAGCGTACACAGTGGGATGACAGGCATGACAACTGAAACCATGCGTCGTCAAGGCATGCATCGTCGTCGTAAACCCACTACAACACAACCAACTGGCGCAACACTGACATTGAATGTATAATTGTAACAATATAATATAGAAAATGGGGTCAAAGAATTCAACCCCGGTAAAGAATGGACAGAGTTTCACTCTCAAAATAAAAGTTAAAATATTGAGTGAGGAAACAGTTACACAAACTATGCGCGATACTGCATGTGAGTATTTGAATAGTTCTGCATTTAAGAAAAGAGCAACAACCGATTTGAATAATAATACAGCTGAAGATGGAAAAATTAAAATAATTATAGACAGCATCAATGTTAATAAAGCTCTTTCAGTGACGATTATAGGACATGTTAAAGTCATAAAAAAGGAATCTATTGAAACGTACTTGGTAGAGGATAGTTTGGTCACATCATTGCTGCATTCTTCGAGCGCAGGTGAACAAATGCCCAAAAAATCTGGAAAATATAGAATTCAATTTACAGATGCGAACGTTTCATTATGATTCGGCAACAACACAACAACAAAAGTTAATATTTAAAAAACTTGTATTACATACAATTAGTAGGTAATACAAATGTCTTCGTCTCGAGTAATTCACCGTGTCTTTGTTCTTGTCAATTCGCCTGTGGGAAGCCATAAATAATATATGAATCGCAACAAAGCGGATGATGAAGCAACTAAAATAAATATGATGATGTCTGAGCTAATTTTTGGACATTTTGTGTATATGTTTCACCCGCTTGCTCGTGTTTTGAATCGCACCAGGTAGGAATCATACAATACGGACTATTTTCATTCGCAACAACCCAAATAACAAAGAAAAACAGAATTGTCACCCAGAATGCAACAACTAAATTACGTGTTGCTATGAAAATAACAGTAAAGAAAAGCAAAGGACGAATCCAGGGCGCTTGTAGAAATGCTTCCTGCTTTTTCGTTAATTCCAGCGATAAAAAGCGACCACCCAAGTTCAATAACAACATAAACAATCCCACAATATACGGATTAGAATTGACCATTAATATTGCTGAACTCAATGGATCCAATGCGCCGCCAACAATTGGCTGCATTTGTTGCTGCTGCGGTTGCTGCCCTACCATATTTGGTGTTGGAGCGGGTGCAGGACTATAATTCGGAGCAGCAGCTGCAAATGGTGATCCACCGGATAATTCCGTTCGTGAAACCGGTGTCAACCATTTTGGAACTTTCGGCATTAAATTCTCTTACTATTAAATTCTATAATTTAATTGAACTCAGTAAATTTACATCTGCAATCCAGAAAAAAACAATCATTAGGGCAAACACAGAATGTATAGGATTCAGTGTCGCTAACAATGCTATTCCTAACCCAGCTACAAAACGCGCAAATGGGTGACGCGCGCTTTCATGAATCATGGGTGTGTAATGTTTATCGAAATCCAGGGAAATAAACAATAGCAACCCCAATAATAGGACGCCAAGTACAGTTTGGAACTCAAACTCCATCCGGGAAGAACTTCTTAGTGTATGGAGCTATAATGTTTATGTCTTTATGGTGAATTTTCGAGTCTATGAAAACACCGGGTATGTTGATACTTCCTTGTCTTGAATACCTAACGGTCTTTCCTGCAGCACCTTTTCAACATACCACCGTTTCGAATTATTGACCCAATCGACAGCGGGTGCTGCATTTAAGAAACCCTCTGTTTCACGCGCTTGATGGGCTGACCATACAGCAAGCAGGAAAAACATCATTGCGAATGCAGCGGGAGCAAAACCCCATTGGTACATGGCTAATGATGCAATCGCAATCAGGAAAAATCCCAATGGGTGTGCTACATAGGAACGATAGTTATCAGGAATACGAGGTGCAACTGCACCTGCAAATATGACTAAACATGTAAGAATCCATTTTACTGTAATCGGGGGATACCACACAGGTTGTAACTGAATCATGTTCATTAAACCACCACCGGAACCGGGAATACCTTGATATGACATAGTCTTCTATCATATGTCCATGATTAAATAAGGGGATTTACATATGTATCCATAATTGTGCGTGTATCCAAATCTTTCCGTAATTTCATACTATCGCCAAAAAATCGTTTACCGAAATCATCCACAATTTTGATGCCACGTCCAAAATCACTTTGAATAAACAGCAATAGTGTTTTGTGTGCTTTTACAGCTTCATCGGGTGTAGGAATTTGCTCATTCGCTTTTTTCAAGTGATCTAGAATCGCATCGCTTGATAAATCTGGTGTCGATGTAAATCCTTCGTTTATTTTTGCATTGGTTCCTTGAATCCGATCCATCCATCCATAAATTGTTATAACGGCTACAAATGTAGCTAAGCCTATGGAAATTAATTGTGCAGTATTCATTCCCTCTATTATTGTTGCGAGATTGAATATGTCCCGCGCCGCCGCAAGGACAAATAAATAAGTTATTGAAATTTAGATGGAGCGATGTGCTCACTAGAAGAAGCTTTTACAACCTTTTCAGAGACCCCCCTTCAGCCGCCCGGCGAAGGTAAAAAACGAAGAAAACGCCACGCTACATTGCCGCCACCTGAACCGTCTGTCATTGAACCGGATCGTCCCGCTCACCGTCCGTTGCCGCCAGCTCAAATTCTGGGCGGCGGCGCGACCGAGTATACTGATTCACCAATGTCAGCTATGTTAAATGCACTTGATACATCTGCACATTTCCCACATCCTGACCCAGAATCTGAAAATCCAAATATGTATAATTTGGAACCGGATTGGGCTAAAGTATTTAATGATTCGTCTGCTCCTCAGTGGATAAAAGAACGTATGCCCAGTCGTGCTGCTGAAACACCACTTGTACCTTCTCCTTGGTTGGATGGCGCGCCGTCGTTGTGGCAACGTGTTCCTTCTGCTCTTGCGAATGAACCCGGGCTGCATGCAGCAGAAGAAGCTGCAGAATCACGTCTTGAAAGTATGCAAAAACGCCTTGAATCCATGTTTCAGAAACTGGAAGATTTGGATCAAACTCGGTCTGAATCACAACATATGGAAATTATATTATTTGTACTTGGAGGTATTTTCCTTATTTTCTTGATTGATTTGTTAGTAAAACAGGGTACACAGGCTTCCCTTTTTCTAGCTGCAGCCGGTGGTGCACGTCTATCTGGCGGAGGCTTACTTCGGCATGTATTAAAACGTCATGTGTAGACTATAGTATATAGTCAAATGAATATGGAAGCTGAAGCTGAGATTGTTATTGAACAATTGAAAAATCTGGAAAAGGCGTATCCAAAGTTGCAAAAAGGTCTTTTAGCATATACTGTACGACAGTATTTGCTAATTGCGATGTCAGTAGGTCAAGCAGAGCGTGTATTGAATGATCCTGCGCTTCAAACAGTGTTTATGGATGCACGACTGGCTACGGATTGTGGGTGGCGGGCGAACTTAAAAAATTCTTGCTG